AAGTCGCATTTCTTCGGCGAGTTGTGGTTAGAGGAAAACATTCGGGAAAAGCTCGATGTTGTGTGCCTGCGCGAGACGCTGAAATCGCTCCAGTTCTCCGTGAAGAAGCTGCTTGAGTCGAAAATCGTGTCGTTCAACGCTGGCGACTATTTCGACGTTCAGGATAAGCGCATCACGTCGCGTCTCGGTGGCGTGACGATCTTTGAAGGCATGCAGAACCATACAGCAGACTCGATCAAGTCGCTCGAAGGATTCGATCGCGCGTGGTTCGAGGAAGCGCAGAACGCCAGCGATAGCAGCCTTACGATGCTTCGCCCGACCATCCGTAAGCCGGGATCGCAGATATGGTTCGGCTGGAATCCTCGCCTCGCTACTGATCCTGTCGATGTTCTGATGCGCGGCCCTGAACTTCCGCCAGGGTCGATCGTTGTTGAAGCGAACTACATGGATAACCCCTGGTTCGAAGAAACGACGCTGCGCGACGAAATGGAGTTCGACAAGAAGCGAGACCCGGACAAGTACGCGCACGTGTGGCTCGGTCAGTATCAGCAGAACAGCGAGGCGCGCGTATTCAAGAACTGGCGTGTTGAAGAGTTCGAGCGGCCTGACGGCACGATATACCGTCTCGGCGCTGACTGGGGCTTTGCTGTCGATCCTACGGTGCTGATCCGCTGCGACATTCAAGGTAGCAATCTATACGTCGATTACGAGGCGTATCAAGTCGGCTGCGAGATCGTGAACCTGCCGGAATTGTTCATGAGCGTTCCTGATGCGGAGAAGTGGCCGATCACGGCTGACTCTGCGCGGCCGGAAACGATCAGTCACATGCAGAAGAACGGCTTTCCGAAGATTCGGCCGGCAATCAAGGGCGCGAAGTCGCTGGAGGAGGGCGTTGAATTCCTCAAGTCGTTCGACATTATTGTTCATCCGCGCTGCAAGCATCTGATTGATGAGCTTTCGCTCTACAAGTACAAGGAAGACCCGTTGACGGGCGCCATCCTGCCGATTCTCGAAGACAAGGATAACCACGTCATCGACGCGCTGCGATACGCCTGTGAGGGCGCACGACGCGCCGGCAAGGCTCCTAAACCCTCTAAACCTGTTGTCCGTCGCCCGATTGTCGGTGCTGGCGGCTGGCTCGCATAAATGGCACGCAAAAAACAGGAAGACCCAAAGGCAAAGATCGTTGCCGAAGCGAAAGAGCGCTTTGCGCGCTGCGAGGAAGCCGAGAGCGAGTTTCGCAAGCGCTTCGTTGAAGACCTGAAGTTCGCCAATGGCGATGCCGACAACGGCTGGCAATGGCCTGACCAGATCCGCAACGCACGCGAAGGCGATCAGCGGCCGTGTCTGACGATCAACAAGACGCGCCAGCACAACCTGCAGATCATCAACGATGCGAAGCAGAACAAGCCTAGCGTCAAGACGTTACCGGTGGATGGCGATGCTGATATCGAGATTGCGAAAATCCTCGACGGCATCATTCGTCACATCGAGTACAACTCGCACGCAGAGATCGTCTATGACACCGCAACGGAATTTGCGGTGCAAGGCGGCATCGGCTATTGGCGCGTGGTTACGGAATATGCTCACGACGGCTCATTCGATCAGGAAATCTTCCTTCGGCGCGTCAAAAACCCGCTAACGGTCTACACCGATCCGGATATTGAGTCGGCTGACGGCTCGGATATGAAGTATGCGTTCGTGTTCGAGCAGATGACGAAAGCGGAGTTCGAGGCGACCTATCCGGGCGAGAAGGCCGCCGATGTGCAATTCGGCGATGACTCGTCGAAGGGCGATTGGATCGGCAAAGACAAGATCCGCGTCTGCGAGTATTTCCGCAAGACGAGCAAGAGCGACACGCTCGTTGCGCATCCGGAGAAAGGCCCGGTGATGCTCTCGTCGATCGAAGACGAGAAGGAGCGCAACGCGCTTGCGAATGATCCGGACGTGCAAAAGCGCACGGTGAGTGAGCCTGTCATCACGTGGTATCTGATCGCTGGTGACACGATCATCGACGAAAAGCCGTGGCCCGGTCGGTATATCCCGATTGTGCGCGTCATCGGCGAAGAGATCGTCATCGACGGCAAGGTTGAGCGCAAGGGTCACACGCGCAGCATGAAAGATGCGCAGCGCATGTACAACTACATGTCGTCGGCGCAGGTTGAGTACATCGCGCTTCAGACGAAGACGCCATTCGTCGGCCCGATTGAGGCGTTCGAGGGCTTCGAATCCGAATGGGCGAACGCGAACAAAGACAACCTGCCGTATCTGCCCTACAACGGCGTCAAAGAGGATGGCTCGCAGATCGAGCGTCCGCAGCGCGAGCAACCGCCTGTAGGCGCTTCTGCGTACCTGCAAGGCATGCAGACGGCGCAGCAAGAGCTAATGATGGCGTCCGGCCAGTATCAAGAGCAGTTCGGCCAGCAATCGAACGCTCAGGCAGGCGTCGCGATTCAGGCTCGGCAGCGTCAGGGCGACCGCGCGACATATCACTTCATCGACAACGTTGCGCGCGCTATCCGCTATACCGGCCGCGTGCTGATTGATCTGATCCCGAAGATTTACGACACGCAGCGCGTCGTCCGAATCATGGGCGAAGACGGCGTTGAGAAGTTCGCGCAGTTCGATCCGAATCAGCCGCATCCGGTCGGTATGCCTGATGGGCAGCCGGCGCCGCCTGAGTCTGAGCGCGAAGGCATGCCCGACGTGCAACTGATCTACAACCCCGGTATCGGCCGCTATGACGTGACCGTTGAGGTTGGCCCGAACTATGAGACGCGCAGGCAGGAAGCATTCAACGCGCTCACGCAGATCATGAGCCAGGATCAAGAGTTGATGAAGGTTGCCGGCGACCTGCTGTTTAAGGCTGCTGACTTCCCGATGGCTGACGAGGTTGCCGAACGCCTGCACCGCACGATCCCGCCTGCAATCTTGGGCGAAGGTCCGACGCCTGAAATGCAGGACGCTACGCAGAAGATGCAGCACATGGGACAGATGATCGAGCAGCTCACGCAAGAGCTTCAGCAGGCGAAGCAAGGCAAAGAGCAGCAGGAAGTCAATATCAAGAGTTACGACGCCGAGACGAAGCGCCTGCAAGTGCTCGGTCAGCCGCTTGACCCTGAACTCGTCGCGCACGTCGCTACGCAAGTCGTCATGCAGATGATGCAGACCGGCTCGCCAGAAGGTAGTCCGCCTGATCCATCGCAACAGATGCAGCCTCCACAGCCCGCCTAACCGCGGGCTTTTTTATTTCCCGTACCGGTGCGGCATCACCGGGCTAAATCCTCTTGGACTTGTCCATGCAAACCGAAGAAAACGCATTGCCGCAAGAAAACGTCACGCCTACGGAGTTGGAACAGGCGCAACAGCCCGCTGAAGTCAGCACGGAACCGGGCGCCGAGCAAACCGCTGAAGTAGTCGAGCAGTCGCAAGAGCAGCAAAAGCCCAAAAACGATTGGGTTCAACGACGCATCGACCAACTGACGCGCGAGAAACACGAGGAGAAACGCCAGCGAGAAGCACTCGAAGCGCGATTGCGCGAGCTTCAGCCGCAAGACACGACGCAACCAGGTCAGGCATTGACGCCGGATCAGATCCGCGCCGAAGCCAAGCGACTGATCGAGCAAGAGCGATTCGACGAGGCTTGCAACAAGGTATTCGACGCGGGCAAAGGCGAGTTTGGCGGCGATTGGGATTCGTCCCTGCGCACGTTCCAAATGCTCGGCGGCGCATCGCCCGACTTCCTGCAAGCCATCACGTCGATGGATCACGGCCATAAGGTGCTTCATGCACTCGGCCAAGACCCGGAGACGGCTGAACGCGTGCTTTCCCTTCCCCCGTTGCGAATGGCTCTCGAACTGGCTCGCCTCGAAGCGAAGGTCAGCGCGAGCGCACCTACCCCGAAACCTGTTTCCAAAGCGCCCGCACCGATTACCCCGGTCGGCGGGAAGTCTGCGCCTGTCGAGCCGGCTGAGTTCGCCTCGACCGCGGAATACATCGCTTGGAAGAAACGAAACAAAGGCTGATTACTTAGATGGCAAATACGCTTCTTACCCCGACCAAGATCCTCGACGAATCGCTGATGATCTTGGAGAACAACCTCACGTT